AGTACCTTTTCCATGAATATATCGCTTTATCTGCTGGGAAAGCATCCCACTGGAAAGAGATTGAGATGAGAAGTGGATTTGTACCGAGTTTAGGATTGAAGAATGAATTGATAGCAGATATGCGTGAGCTCATTGTCACGCAGATGGAACAAACAGTTGAAGAAGATGAGAAGAGAACGAGTACCGTTAAGGAGCTTAGTGAATTGGATTTGTATGAAGTGTTTGCTCCTCATGAACTTGCTCTTGGAGCTATAGAGCAAGAAGCTGAACAAGAAGTAGGAGTTGATCTCACTACTATGGAAGTTGTTAAGAACCCTAAAGAGATCAAGATCAGAAAAACGAGACCCCCAACGATTATGGAGATTTTTGAGAAGGATAGAAAGGAACATCTGGCCAAGAAGCTAGAGGAAGCGCAAGGACAAGCGCGTAGTCACCTTAATTCTCTGCATAATTTGTTGGAAGCTTTCAAGGACTATGATTTTAGAGACGGAGAATTTTATCCCCGAATGAAGCCCCTTGATATGCAGAGATTTTTGAGATCTAAAGGATATGACTATGTTAGAGGACCGAATTCCCCATTCAAGCCCTTTGACCAATCAGTGATAAGACCGTTTCCTTTGGTCCTCACTGAATACCCTTACGAGTCAGGTCGTGAGCAGAAGACATTACCCCCCCCCGAGAATATTGAACCTGACAAATATGCAAAGGAATTGGTTGCTTCACAATCGATTCGCCTTGCTAGTACCCTGAGTGAAATGTATCAGAGACCTGTAGAACCTGAAGAGGTTGTAGACATAGTTTCTGAAGTCGTTGATGCTACATCTGACCCTAAGAAGGCAGATAGATTTTGGACAAAGATGCGTAAAGCGGACCCGTTGAAGGCGTGGCCGTACATTAACACATATTACAATACTGTATCAGAGCGATATCGAGTTAGAACAGAAGATATCGTATCGCGTTTGAACAAGTTTGTGACAGATGGAAATAACATGGTATTGAACATTTCACGAAAGATGCGTTCCCATATACTAGATTTGCATACTAATTACCCTTGGCTTACAGTTGTTGCCCCATTATTAGCTGTACTCGGCCTCGCTGGAACGTTTGGAGGCGTTGCTTATTTTTTGAAAGGACGTAAGACCGATGAGAAGGAAGAGAAAGTAGAAGAGAAGAAGAAGGAAAAAGTTGTTGCCAATGAACAAGGCAGTTACAATAGTGGAGAAACCGTACAGAAATATTATAAGGTTACACCCCGAGGTGTTAAACCTACCACTGCTGTGAAAGCTAATGTTCAAGGAGGCTTCGAAGATATTTCGCCCCTTATAGAGACCCAATCATTAGATGGACAAGCTACCGATGTTATACAGAAAAGGTTGTTATCTAATCTTGCAAGAATTTCGTGGCTCGAAGAACGAGATTCGACCAATATTACTGCACAAGTACATGGATTATTCGTTTGCGGGAAGTACTTAGCCACAGTTGAACACTTTTGGCTAGCACGACCTAAGGAAGAAGGATTATGGAATTGGATTTTGTTGGAGACCCCAGATGGTGATTATCGCGTTCATATGGATAAGATCACTACCGCACGTTTTGGAAAGGATGGAATTGTTTTGAGATTTAGTGCTAAAGCTAATATTCCCGACCGAAAGAATATAATGAACCATATTTCTTTTGAAGCACGCACATTTGCTGGCGATATTTCGCAAGTTGCGCTGATTGTACCTAGTAAGGAAATGACCCATATCTTTATTGGGAGGGCCTCCCTACCTGAAACAGCGATAGAGTACACGGATTCAGTTCGTGGAAAATCGGTCACCTATGAGATGGGTGAGATGTTTAAGTGGGAAGGACCTAACAAAGGAGGATGGTGTGGACTACCCTATGTAGTTTACAATTCTAGAATCACTAGGAAGGTGATCGGAATGCATGTTGCCGGAAGTCAATATTTCAACTATGCGCATACCTATTTCGGATTGAATACAGCACTGGAAGTGCTTGGAATGAAGAAGGAACAAATCAATATACAGATGGCTGTAGGTGATTTAGTTATACCGGAAGGTTTGCAATTGATTGAAGTTGATGAGAAGCATACACAAGATGTTTACCAAAATACGAGGACTCAGTTACGTAGAAGTCCTCTAGCGGAAGAAAATGAGAATTTTATTGGAAGGAAACCCATCACTGCCCCCGCTAAACTAAGAAAAGCAGTGATTGATGATGTTCTTCATGACCCAATCCAGAACGGACTTAACGGTTACAATAATCCTTTGAAGGATATTGATGACAAGTATAATGATGTTTTGGAAGAAGTTGTGGAAGAAGTCTATGACCGCGTTTGTTCGATTAAGAGCGGTACAACCTATAAGGAGCTATCCTGGGAGGAAGTTCTGAATGGTGTTGATGAATATGTATTCACTAGAGCTATTAAGATGAATACATCATGTGGAGACATGAGACCCAAGTTTGTTTATAAGAATAAATGGGATTACATATATTGCACATCGTGTAATCCAAATGGAGATAAATCGAAAGGATGTGTATGTACAGATTCAAGCCAACGAAAGTTGAAGATGTACCCATGGTTTCAAGACCATGTTGAGGAAGTTGAACAGAAGATGATGAACGGAGAAGAATTACGATTGTGTTGGATGATGCAACTCAAGGATGAAAGACGAAAGTTAGAAAAGGTTGAAGCCTTTAAGACACGCATTTTCTCAGCGTGTCCCCTTGATTTGTATCTGATAATGCGAAAATATTATGGAGCTTTTATGGAACATTTTTCATTTGCTGGAGCTGGTTCTTTCAGCTCTGCTACTCTCAATCCCCACTCACAGGATTGGAAGATATTGTTTGATTATTTATGTGAGTTAGCCGATAAGGATTCGTTGATTTGGTTGCCCGGAGATTTTAACCAATTTGACGCCTCTTTGAGATGGAAATTATGCAAAATGATACATTGTGCCGTCATCGATAGATGGTGTTACGAGAGTAGAAGGCGTGTAGTTACCCCTCAGGAGAAGAGACTAAGGATGGCCGTTTGCGTCCTAGTCTATCAAGCTTTCTACAAGATCCTGAATATTATTTTGAGAGCTTATGGAGCGAACCCCTCTGGTTCGCTTATGACTATGATTATGAATATACTTTACAATCTCTCAGTGCACATCTTTTGTTTTGTGATGGCAGCTAGAGAGAGAGGTTTTGTTCTTGACAAGTCCCAGTCGCGATTTAGTGCACGTGACTATAAGAAAGTTGCACGACTCTCCGCCTGCGGAGATGACCATATTGAGACGTTATTAAAGATAGTTTCTTGGTACACCATGGCTGTTAAGGCCAAATGGATGTCAGAAGTTGGAATGAGATATACCGACCCTTTCAAGAGACCCGTCGATACGATAATGTCGTACAAGTGGAATGAAGTACCCTATTTGAAGAGAATGTTTGTTATGAGAGATGGAATACTTTTTGCTCCACTTGACCGTGAAGTTTTAGATGAGATGGTGTTCTGGGTCCGTGATGTTAATTTGCCCTATGATGAGTTAGCAGTACAGATTTTAGAAGCCGTCTATCAAGAACTTTTTCATTATGGAAAGGAGGAGAGAGACAGAGTTATGTCTTTTTGGGATTCTGTGTGTTCTGAACGAGGATACAGGAGACCATTGAGAGATAACTACCGAGATATGATGCTTAACTATCTCGGCATGGAACGAACTAAGCAACAGTATGACCCTATTATACGAAGAAATTACCATAGTAGCAAATTGAACATTGACCATATTGTTCTTGTTTTCGTAAGAAAACTAAGTGTGGAAAGAATTGTTTTACAGATGGAGAATAGTGAACAATCAACTGCTACTAATAGTGATATTCAAAATACTGTTACTTTTTCTGACCTAGAAGCTAGAACGTCAGATGCGCATGAACTCGGATCCATGAGTAGGATGCCCGCCAATCCTTATGACACTCAACGTGTCAAGGATATTCTTGAAAGGAATTTTAAGGTGGCTGAATTTTCATGGTCCGGGGGAAGTGCATTTGGAGCGTTATTGTGGACTGGACAGTTTCCCTATTTGCTGCAGTCCCAAGATTTTGTTTCAGAAACTTTGAACTATTTTCGATTTTTACGAGCTAGTGTGAAAATCAGTATTCGAGTTAACTGCACCAGAATGCATTACGGACAACTCATGTTTTGCTATTTGCCCCATTATAATGAAGTAAACATACAGAAGATGACTAACGTTTATCAAGCGTCGCAAAACCCCCATGTTATTGTTGAAGCTGGAAGCATTTCGGATGTGGAATTCGTGATACCGTGGGTTGGCCCATGGTACTACTGGGACATGGTGAGCCAGACTAGTAACGACTTCAGATCAATCATTGGATTAGTGAAGTGTTACGTCATGGCCCCCTTACGCTCAGCAGCCTCTGCGACCAGCCAAACAGTAACTATCTCGGTGTTTGCAAGCTTTTTAGATGTAGAAGTAGCCGGAATAAGATTTTATCAACCTGCCTTTAAGGAAAGGAGGTTTGACAAGGAAAGGATAGAAATACAGATGGATAAGGAAAGATCGACCCGATCTAAGACCGGCATGTTGTCAAACATTGCCGAGTCAGGATCCAAGTTTGCTTGGAGCCTTAGAAGTTTACCCTTGATTGGTGCTGAAGCTGAAGGCGTAAGTACCGTATTGAAGTATGTTTCTACTGGACTCAAGTGGATTGGATTCTCTAAGCCAACTTCGGTCAAAGCTGTGGATAAGACCATGCCCACTTCTGTGGATAACATGGCTCTTGGAAGCGGTCTAGACTCTGTCAACAAGTTGGCTCTTGACCCTGAAAATAAGGTTGGTAACAAATGGCAAGATTTTGCTCAAGAAGAAGATTTTGATTTGTTACACAACATTTACCTGACCCCTATGATCTTGGAGTCTTGGGCGATTAGCGCTGCCACTGAAGTTGATTCAAAACTTAAGGAATATTGTGTACACCCTATGTTGTGCAAAGTTCTTAGTGGCACTTCATTTCTTTATGCTCACTGTGGCTATGTCGGTCAGAGTTTCACTTACTGGAGAGGATCGATGAAGTTCGCTTTAAAGATTACTGGTAGTCCGTTCGCATCGTTCAGGTTAAGAATCATATATTCACCTGAAGGTACCTTGCCCGATACTATCGTGGAAGGAGGAAATGTCGTGAGTAAAATCGTTGATGTTTGCGGACCAACTACCATCTTTTTCTCAGTTCCCTATCTGAGACAAAGACCCTATCAAGTAATTGATAAGACCGGGACCAACGCCTATAGCGATCTTTCTTGTAATGGAAAGATTGGTATTTACCTTGTTAACAAGGTGGCGCTTGCAAACCCTGAAGTGGATGCCCAAGTGTTCATTTCGACATGGTTTTCAGGAGGTGAAGATTTGACTTTTGCGCAGTTGAGAGACGACGCGCAATATGCTGAACCCCCAGCCCCATCACCAAAGATGCCCTTTAGCATCAATGGTAAGACCATTCGTACTCAAGTGGATTCTTTTCCACTTGAAGACATGAGACGATGTTTTAGGATGTCGTTCGAACCCTTGCTCCCCGGGAAGCTTATAATGTTATCTAACGTTTGCATGGGAGAAAATGTCAAGAGAGTTAGTGAGATTCTCTCTAGATATTATAAAACGTGGTTGAATAAATTAGTGATTTCCTCAGGAGGTGAAAGTGAAACAGATACCCACAGTGCTTATGGCGCTGCCTTTTACCCCAGTTCTATTTACGGAACATCACAAATTTTCTCAAGGATGCTACGCATGTTCTTGTTCATGCGGGGAAGCATCAGATATCTCATAATTCCTCTCCAAGGTGTGAATCAATGTAGATTCTTCGTTAGTGGAGCCATTACCCCACTTGGCGATCAGAATGTTGCAATGAGTAACGCCGGAATGGCATATTCGGATTGGATAACAAGACAACCTGTTAGTGTGGAAGTCCCCTATTACACACCCGAGTTGATGATTTCGCAAGGAATTGTCGACATGGATGGACAGGATATTAGCGTTAGAGCCGTCGTAGACAACAATGACAGCACAGGTTTTTGTTGGTATGAGGTTTATAACTCCGTGGGAGAGGATTGGTTGCCTGGCTTTTTGGTTGCCACAGATGTTGTGGTACCATTTGTCCCAAGCTCCTCGCGGACACCCCTTGGTGTGTTGAAGAAGAAGTAAACTGTGC